TGTCACTTTCTTCTTACCGCAAACAGGAGCGCATCATGCCTACTACCAAACCAGTTCAGCAGTTAGCTGTAACAACTAAAACCATCGAGCAAGCCATCAAGCTGCTCAAAGCAACGGGCTGTCAGTACAAGGTCATCGACTCAGTGGGCAATGAGTACGGTGAATTAGAGGTGGCTGAGAAAAAGAAGAAGCGCAGCAGTATGTTCCAGTATGGGGAGCTGACCAAGCACTTCAAACCACACGTCGAAAACGTAGCAGTCGGTGATGTGGTGGTCATCCCTATGGGCAAATACGATTACAAAACCTTGATCAGATGTCTGTCTGCATGGTGCGCCACTAATTGGGGGAAGGGAAACGCTAAGACCTGTCGAGCAGGTGACACGATTCAAGTGCTGCGCTGCGGTTGATATTCAGAACACATGAGTAGACATCACGTCTACTCAACAACTTTACAAGGAGAGTAATCATGGCATTCTCAGCAAACGTATGGGCATTACCCGCAATCACATCGTACGAACACGCCAAGAAGTGGTTTGATAAAACACCTAAGCCTCCACGTTCAAAGAAGTGGAGCGACCACGAGCGACCGCTCAAGAATGTATCATCGTGGCAGTACAGGCTTGAGCGCGGCGAAGATGATGCCTACTTCGATGTGTGCCTGTATCACACCAAGATGATCCGCTATCTCAAGCCCGATCAGCACGGCTATCGCGTTGTGTATATCCGTGGGTATGACACATTGACTTCTCGTAAGTTTATTGCACGGAACGTGGTGGGTTGCTACGGTGGACAGGTAGCGAGCTTTATGGGTGAGGACGGCAAGCAGTATGTCGTACCGTTTAACCACATCGTGCATAAGCACTACAAGCGCGATCATCCAGAGATCAAGCACGAGAACGAGTTGTTCTCAGCCATGCTCACGTTCACCTCAAGCGTCCCAAGCAGACTCGTCGTCAGTGCATCCGATCACATCCCTGTGCACAAGCGTGTGGTGTCTGATGAGCGTAGACAGGAACGTGCTGCGTTTCGTAAGCAGATTGAAACCATCAAGCTCTTGGCAACGTATCGCTTGGATTCATACCGTGAAAACGCGCAATGGGATTCACGAAGGTCATTCGGTAAATCACTGGCAACTACAGAGATAAATAACTTACAACGTACCCTTCGCATCAGCGAGCTAGAGGAGCAGACCGAGTTCATTCTTAACGAGTTGGGTCAGGCTGTTTTCGATAACTTGTACTCAACGTATCTCACAAACAATGACCTGATAAGTGGCAGTCGCTACTCGATGCGCGGTATGTCACTTCGTGACTCTCCAGAGGCACATGCGTCTAATATTACGACTAAGCAGTTCCTCGCTGCGCTTGAACGAGCGTTATTAAAAGCAGCCAGACTCGATGAGCCTGACACGTTTGAGGCACTGCCTAAATTTGCTGAGCTACCACGTAAGTTCTTTTGGTAAAGGAAAGCTATGAAAGATATAAGCGAACATCTTATGCAAGCACACAAACAGTTAAAGCTTGTGTACGAATACGTTAATGAGCGGCAGTATGAGCAAGCATCACATCATGCAGAAGAAGCGCTGTTTCACTCACGCTGTGCAGTGTTATGGTTAAAGGAGCGTATGGATGACCCCACAGCCCCTGACCGATAAGCAACTTAAGGTACTCAAGTACGTTAAGAGACGAGGGTGACCATACCCGAACCTTTTTTCAGTGATCCATTCAACATGACAGGAGCTAGAGATGCAAATCAAAACAACAAGCGAAAGCACAAACGTACTCGAAACGTTCAAAAGACAGTGGCGTCTTCTTAAACAACCGTACCCGTGGAAAGATCCAAAAGTTGTTGCAGAGCGCAAGCGTATTGCTGCACTGGACAGAGCGCGTATTGAGTTCAGACTAAATGGAGGTGTGGAATGAATGAGTACGACAAGCTACGCGCTGAGTTTGCCAAAGCTGCCATCACGGGAATCCTTGCGGGCAAGTGGGGGCAGATGCCGCAGTACAAACCCGAAGAGGCGTTTGCTGAATTTGCTTTTAGGGTAGCAGATGCAATGATAGTGGCGATGCTCAAGAGGAGAGAGCAAGATGAGCATACTGAATGATCTGTTTGCTGAAGCCCACGACGAGGTGTTGCAGGAGTTGTGGGACAGAAACTTAATCAAGATGTGGCGAGCGCCTTCTCACATGTACACAAACAGAGTCGTTGTGTTTTTTAAGGCAGAAAACAACATTACGTACGAGAAGCTCTACAAACTCAAACGCACGCCACGTTATAGCAAGCAGCAGTGGACAACTGTTGCGCGTTTTATAGCAGCGTACTTACCCAAGCTCAGTGATAAGTTGTGGGAAAACAAGATGACTGAGGATGAACTTGTTGCATGGTTGGGTAAAAGCAAAATCGATACGTTGATGGACGTGTCAGATCTGCACAAAACAAAAGCTGAAACAAAAGAAAAACGCCACGTCAAGCTGAGGTATCAACAGACAATGGTAGAGGGAAAAGTAGACGACCGTTGGTATGAAGGTCATCTACGCAGTGCTTGGACAACAGTAAAAGGAAAAAGAAAATGAGTTTGATGAATCTAAATAAACCAGCAGACACAGAAACACAACCTGTATTTATTTTGCGTGGTGTGCCGTACTACCCACACTATGTAGATCCTCACAAATGGGTAGGGCCAGGGCATTGGACAAAGCGCGAGGAGTACACCACGACTGAGTTAGCAGAAGCACACGCACGACTTACGACGATGCAGTTATGGAAACGATCATGGACTGAGGAGGTGAAGGGATGGAAAATTTTATAGTTTGGGGCTTTGGGTTTTTAGTTGGTTACATATTAGGTGTACTCAAAGGCAGACGCAGCATTGTGCAAGAAGCACAAGAGCTAGTGGCAAACGCAATCATGGAGGTAAGAAATTATGAACGATCCCGTAAACCATCCTAAACATTACACCGAGCACCCTAGCGGTGTGGAGTGCATCGAGATTACCGAGCACATGAATTTCTGTGTAGGTAACGCTATAAAATATTTATGGAGAGCTGGCCTGAAGGGTGAGCAGATTGAAGATCTACGCAAAGCACGTTGGTATATCGACCGCGAGATTGCACGGATACTAAACAACGCAGACGAACCTCCCTTTATGAAGAGGGGTAAGGAATGAAACGTGCTGCTGAGTTTTACTGGGCGGGGAATATGCAAGCGTTTGAGGTATCCATCTGCGGGGCAGCACCTAAAGCTATTCATGCAGGACGTGTACTTTCAGACGCGGTAGTTACCACAGGGCGTTTTCGTGAAGGTGTTGCCGTTAAACGCGAAGAAGTAGTAAGCAACGAAATGCAAACTGTCTTTTTAGAATTTGATTTTTGGAGAACAACTATGGAAATTATGACTATTGCACATGAAGCCACCAACCGTGTGGAAGCGGAACTCAAGCGCGTCCGAGAGGCAGTGATGTCTTTCAGAGAAACCACTAAAAACGATCTTGCTTCGTTAAAAGCATCTTCAGATCGAGTGCAGACTGAAACAATGAAGATGAACAAACAATATAAAGAAGCTGTGGACATCTTGACTAGCCCAGCGTTTGTACAAGCGATTGAAAATGCAGAACGCTTGGCGACAGCCCTCACCGCTATTCAAAACTTAAATCAAACCAAACTAAGCTTTGCCGTATTTGGAGAACAGCCCCATGAGCCCCGCGCATAGGTTCGCCATGCTTGCCGCATGGCTTGAGGGTTACGCCGAGGGCTTGCCCGACTACTGTACTGCTGAGAAATTCAAGATAAAGGAGGCAGCAGAACTGCTGATGGAAGTGTACGAACAACGTATGAAGGAGAAGGAAGAATGGAAACAACATGCGGGGGATCGGGCATGAGTGAGAACAAAAACGCAAAGACACCAACAGATGGTGGGGCAGCATTTCCCGTTGCACACTCGTACCTAATCCAGCCAGGCATGTCCCTGCGCGACTACCTTGCAGCCAAGGCGATGCAAGCACTGGCGCAGGGGGGGAATTATTTTGATGCAACCTCAAGGCAGGCTTACATGATGGCAGACGCCATGTTGAGGGAGAGGGAGAAATGAGCAGAGAAGCTATGCAGATTGCTTTAGATGCGTTGGAAGCCAATTTAGGTAATTGGGCGGCAAAAACAAAAGCCGTTGAAGTGTTGCATCAAGCGCTGGAGACAGAGCGAGAGCCTGTGGCGTGGCGTACATTTGATGGTGAGGGTGGTTACGACTACCGCAGTTATGAGATGAATGAGAACTACGACAAAGAGTGGGTCGAGAGAAATCCAAACCATGCCCACTGGGTGGAGCCGCTATACACCTCACCACAAAAGCAATGGGCTGGGCTGACTGATGAGGAAATCTATGAATATGCAGATAAGTATCTTTATCAGCATGGCAGTAATTACGGTATCAAAGCATTCGGTAAAGCCATTGAAGCCAAGCTAAAGGAGAAGAACACATGAGCGATTCGTACGACGATTACGAGGCAAAAATTCAACTTGCAGAACACGCATGGGAAAAACGTGTCGTGAAAACTGAACACGACCGTGCCGTCGAGTTAGGGCAAGCGTATGAGCGTGGCTGGAATGCGGCGTTAGCGCAGCAGGAGCCGGTGGCGTGGCTTTCAACTGACTGTATTGGGGAGAGGTATTTGTGTTTCACAAAACCAAAAGACAACGACCCAGTGCAACCCCTATACACCACCCCACCAAAGCGTGAATGGGTCGGGCTGACTGATGAGGAAATCCAAAAAGTCGTTAGCAAAAAATGGTGGGACTGGGAAGATGCGTTTGATATTGAAGGCTTTAGTCGTGCCATCGAAGCCAAGCTAAAGGAGAAGAACACATGAGCAAAGATACAGGCGGCCCAGCGTTTCCGCTGTTTGCGGCAACAGGCCATAGCGGTATGACTTTGCGTGATTACTTTGCAGCTAAGGCTATGCAAGCAATAGCGCAGAAATACAGCCATGAAGGGGATGTTTCACGCAACGCATACAAAATTGCAGATGCTATGTTGAAAGCGAGGGAGCAATGAACAAGGAAAATCCAGTGGCGTGGTTTTCTACATCACCTGACGGAAAATTATCAAACAAATTTGCTTGTAAACCAACGGAAGGTAATTGGGTTGAACCCCTCTACACCGCA